AAGCTATGCTTAAATAAAATCGCTGTCCCTCAATGTTCCCACAAGCCTTGAAATTGTCGTACCAAACCGAACATATATTCGTTGACATATTGTACAATAAAATAGGTGCATTCTTGTTAAATATTTTTGGTACATAGCTATTGTATTTTCGTCCAATCTGTAGTATAATTAAGATAATGAAAGAGGGAACGCAACACCTACAAGATTGCAGAAAGAAAGTGGAATCATTATGACAAAGGGATGTGACGGAAGAACAGGACTTTATACAAGTCGCTATTATGCAAACAAAGAAAAGAGTAGCGACGAAAAGATTGTAAAAGTTGATGGAGGCTATAAAATTATGTCATACAGCGAATACAATATGTGGAAAAAATCAAAAATAAAGGAGCAGAAAAAATGATTGATTGTTCAAAAACTGTAAACTATTTGAGTGAACGAAAAAGAATGACTAAATATTCAGCAGGCGGGAGATGCGGTATTGATTGCTTTGAGTGTCCATTATTTTTTAGCAATAACAATGTGCCGGAGCCTGTTAGTTGTTCAAACTTTGAAATGCTTTATCCGTTGCAAGCAATTTCAAAAGTTCAGACGTGGAGTGATACTCACCAGCCAAAAACATACCTGTCTGAATTTCTGCGATATTATCCGAACGCAACTCTTAATCGTTATGGATTACCTAATTGGATATGCCCGCACCATTTAGGACTTAAGGATATAGCAGGGTGTAAAAAGTGCAAACACACATGCGCGGAATGCTGGAATCAAGTAATTGACTAATAATTCTTGCTTTTACGAAGTCAAGAAATCAGATATACAATTGCAAATTTAAAGCGAAAGGAGATGATGAAATGCCACGGGCAAGAGTTGTTAGCAGAACTATTTCAGTGACAAGATGCGAAGTTGTTGTTGCAAACATGAAAGATTTTACAACACACGCAATTTTCGTTGAAATTGCTGGAAAGTTCACAAATGAAAAAACTCTTAGAAAGCGCATAGAACATAAGATAGGAAATACTAGCATTAAATATCTTGCGTTGAAAGGGTTTACAGAAATTAAAAGGTGTTATGAAATGCCAGAACAAGAATTTATCGAAAAAGCAACGATAAAAGAAGAATAAAGGAGATATTAACATGACAAATTACACAACATCTATCACTGAAAGCAGTAAAGAACTCAGCGTGAGGGAAAAAATCAAGTTGAAAGATTTAACCTCTGCAATTGCAATTGACAAGGTGGTTGAACCTGAGAAACCGGTTGTTATTGATCCCGATTTCTACGCTTATTTGAGCATACACAACGAAAAACTCCCCGAAAATGAACAGGACTACAAAACAATGGTCATTGTTGATAAGTCGGGTACAAAATACTACACAGGTTCCGACAGTGCTATTTCATCATTTGTTGATATTTTTGACGAAATGATTGAGACAGCAGAGCCGTTTGAAATCGAATTTTACAAGAAAGAAAGCAAGAACTACAGCGGCAAGCATTTCATCACATGTACATTAGTATAAGAGGAAAGTGATTACAAAAGCCCCGACACTTCACATGTTCGGGGCTTTAATTTTCAAAAGGTTGGTGGATATGATGAAAAAGAAAAAAACATTAAATCAACTTGAATACGAAAAAGCACTTAAAAATTTAAAACGAAGAATTAAAGCGGCTGAAAAAAGAGGATTTAGATTTGATAAATCGGGAATATTACCGTCTGAAAAGCCGAAACGCATTACAAAAAAGAGAATTGAAAGCATCAAAAAATTAAATATCTATTCGCAAAAAGGAACGACATATTTAGACGATGAAAGCGGAAAAGTTGTTAGCGGTAAAGCTGGACAAACTCTTGAAAGGAAAGCAAGAGCGAAAAAAGCCGCACAAACACGAAAAGCAAGAAAAGAACAGAACCCACCACGACCCGATCCCGTTCCGATTTATTCAGCAATTGAAAGCGTTGAAAATAGGCTTGATGAAATTATTGAAGAAAACAACATGCAATATTTACATTATCGTGGTTCGGGTGGCGAAAACTCAGCAATAAAGCTGAAAGAAATTTTTCAACGAACAAAACAAGCATATGCAAACGCACTCGCTTTAGCTGATTTTGAAAAATATTTAGAGCAAAACGCCGATAAAATAAACAATGCCTTAGATGTCGTTATGTATGCAAGTAAACAAGACGAATTGCGAGATTATACAAGCAGTTACAGCAAATTAGCAATGATTTTCAACGGCGGAGAAATTCCCAGTCAACAAGACATGATGCGAAGTGATTAGAAATGAAAGCAAGAGAATTTAAAATCTATGCTGCCGACTTTGAAACAACTGTTTTTAAGGGCCAGACTTTCACAGAAGTTTGGTCTGCTTGTTTCTGTGAACTGTATACAAAAGATGTCAAAATAATGCATAGCATTCAAGACTATTTCAATTATTTTTTTAGCTTAAATGAAAATGTTAAAATGTATTTTCATAACTTAAAATTTGACGGTAGTTTCATTTTGTCATATTTGCTCAAAGATTTGAAATATGAACAAGCCTACGAAAAGATGAATGCTGACGGGTCACTTGTACGCTGGCTTGAAACAAAGGATATGAAAAATAATTCAATTAAATACAGCATAAGCGAAATGGGCCAATGGTATTATATAATCATAAAGAAAAATAATAAAATTATTGAAATTCGTGACAGCTTGAAATTATTGCCGTTCAGCCTTGAATCAATTGGTAAATCATTTGATACAGAGCATAAAAAATTGAAAATGGAATATGCCGGCTATAGATATGCTGGGTGCGAGATTACGCCCGAAGAACAAGAATACATTAAAAATGACGTTCTTGTGCTTAAAGAGGCACTCGAAATTATGTTCGCTGAAAAGCATGATAGTTTGACAATTGGCAGTTGTTGCTTAAATGAATATAAAAAAATAATGACAAAGCCCTTAATTGAACGGTTATTTCCGAACATTGCCGAACACACTCTTAATGTTCCGTTGGAATTTAAGAATGCAGATGATTATGTGCGAAAATCATATAAAGGTGGTTGGTGTTATTTAAAAAAAGGTTGTGAAAATAAAATCTATAATAACGGAACAACAGCAGATGTGAACAGCTTGTACCCCTCTGTTATGCATAGCGAAAGTGGTAATTTTTATCCTGTGGGATTGCCCACCTTTTGGAGCGGAAATTATATTCCTGAAATTGCAAAGGAAAAATATTATTTTATTCGCATTAAAACACGATTTTATTTGAAAAAAGGATTTTTGCCATGCATTCAAGTCAAAAACACATATCGCTACAAAAGTACAGAATGGCTAGAAACATCAGATTTTTATGATAAAAAAACAAACAAATATTATAAAAAATATTTAGATATTAACGGAAATGAACAAAACACACAAGTAATACTCACGCTTACTATGACCGACTATCAACTTATCAAAGAGCATTATAATTTAGTTGATTTTGAAATACTTGACGGTTGTTATTTTGACAAAGAAATTGGATTATTTGATGAATATATAAATAAATATAAAAAAATAAAATTAAATAGTAAAGGAGCTAAAAAAACATTGGCAAAACTATACTTAAATAATTTATATGGAAAAACAGCGACTAACACTGACAGCAGTTTTAAAGTTGCATACATTAAAGATGATTTGTCGCTTGGGTTTTATGGCGTTTATGCTTGTGACAAAAAACCGTTTTATATTCCCGTGGGCTCTGCGATTACTTCATATGCAAGAAATTTCACTATCCGCGCGGCGCAAAAAAATTATAACAATTTCATATATGCCGACACTGACAGCATACACTGTAATTGTAGTCCTAATGAAATTAAAGGGATAAAGGTTGACGATAAAAAATTTCTCTGCTGGAAACTTGAAAGCTGTTGGGACAAAGGTTTATTTGTTCGCCAGAAAACCTATATAGAACACATTACGGCAGAAAATTTGAAACCGATTGACAATCCTTTCTATAATGTCAAATGCGCAGGCATGCCAGACCAGTGTAAGACATTATTTTTAAAGTCAATCGGCGCAGATGTTGACATTTCTGAACTTAATGTGATGAACGATGACGCACAAGAATTTTTAAAGAAAAAACGTACAATAAAGGATTTTAAAGTCGGGTTGAGCGTTCCTCTTAAATTGCGCCCCGTACAAATTAATGGCGGCGTTGTGCTAACAGAAACATTTTATACTATGACATGAAAATTAAAAAGCACTTGCAAATTGCAAGTGCTTTTTGTATTATCGAATCATTTTTAAAAATTAAAGCGGTGTGTAAAGCCGAAAGACAAACGGCTGAAATCAATCAGTACGACCCGATTGTCACATTAATTTTATAAAAAATGTGATAATCAATAAGATAGTGCGGATAAAATACATTCTTTGCACAACAAATTTTTGAAACGAAAACACCCGTTATCAAAATAATAGCGTAAATTTGAAATGAATAAATCATTTTTCTTAATCATTACATAATTTATTCTTAAATCCTCAGTTGTAATTGCAAGTTTAAGTGGATAAGAAGTATCGGCAACATCGGAACAAAAAATAATTCCTTCTTCTGCAAATTCAAAAACCCCGAAATTTTTATTTTTAAAGCGTATAGTACACAAATATTTTGACTTTCCTTTTGGAGAATCAATAAAAGCCGTGTTATCGTTTAGGTATGATTTTTGAGATGCATATTTTACATAATCAGCCTGTTGAAATGCTTGATTGAATGCAGAAGTTTCAAGCGCCTTAGATGCAGATGCATTGTAACCTTGTTCCAGTACAAACCCATTACCTTTTAAAAAATTAGTGTTTTCACGCAATCGGGTTGACACACCCAGCGCTACAAAGTACGGATTCAACAAGCTAACATTATTCGATAACATGAAAATTGGCAAATAACGGCATTGCTTGCCCTCTCCACGAGCAAGTGAAGTGTGTACGCTGATTAATTTATTCAATTCATTTGTGGCGTAGTGATTTGTTTCGGATTGAAACTCATCAAATAACATTCTTTGTGCGTCATTCATCAAATGCGAATATTTTTTGATTTGATCTGCACAGTTTAACGCTATTGCATAACCACACACTTCGCTTTTTGAATCACCGTTTTTTGACAATAATAAATCGTAGTACATTCCGCCAGCTTTTGATTTTGCAATCATATTGTACTCACTAAAAAACAAAGATTTTACGCCGCTAAAAAATTTATCGGCAATTGAGTCGAGCTCATATTTAAATCGGTAAATTAGCACAAACTTTTCACCATAGTTTAAAAAGCGTTTTACAAAATACCTATTAAAAAAAGTGGTTTTACCTGCGCTGCGGTTAGATGTACACAAATAAATTTCAGGTTTATTTCCGTTAATGTCACGCATTGAAAGTAGTTTTGTGCCGTCATAAAAGGTACTCAATTGTACTATTTCACCTCGATTTATTTAATCTATAAATTAATTATAAAAGGGTGTTGATAAAAAGTCAATACCCCTTTATAATTAAATAAAAGGTGGTGATTAAATTGATTTTTTTGTACATTGTGCCATTTGTTTTAATCTGCTTTGATTTTCTTACTGGATTTATTAAAGCGATTTATAACAAAAAACTTGACAGCACTATTTTACGCAAAGGACTATTTCATAAACTTGCAGAATTGCTTGCACTAATTGCTTGTGGCGGAATTGACTACGCCGTTAATTTTGTAAATTTGCCGTTTGATTTGCCGATTCTCCCGTCAGTTGCAATTTACATTTGCATTATGGAAATTATAAGTTGTTTTGAAAATTTGTGCGAAGTGAATCCAAAGTTAAACGATTTTTTTGCTCCGTATTTGCAAAAGCTAAAAAATGATGAAAAGGAGGACGAAAAATGACACACGGGATTGATGTTTCAGCATGGCAAGGAAAAATTAACTTTAACAAAGTTAAAAAATCAGGTTATGAATTTGTCATTATTAAAGCTGGCGGAAATGATTGCGGTTTTTACACCGATTCACGATTTGAAGAAAATTACGAAAGTGCAAAAAAATCGGGTTTAAAAATCGGCGCTTATTATTTCGTTAACCGTGATTTTTCTGCAAAAAATGCACAAAAACTTGCAGAGGTTTTTTATAATATTGTAAAAAATAAAACTTTTGATTTGCCTTTGTTTATTGATGTGGAAACAACTCCAACAAGCGCAAGAACAACGGTTACAACCGGCATCAATATTTTTTGTAGTTATTTACGCCAAAAGGGTTATAAGTCGGGAGTGTATGCATCAGCTGTTAGCGGATTTGTTGACCGCATAGATACAGAATATTTGAATCCTTGTATATATAAATGGGTTGCATCTTATTCCTATAAGCCTACAGGTGTTAGCTCTGAATTTTGCATCTGGCAAAAATCATCAACGGGTAGAGTTAATGGAATCAATGGAAATGTTGACATTAACGAATGCTATGTTGATTTTAAATTTGCTGAAACTACAAATAAAACATTAACAATTGATAATATTCACGATAAATATTATAATGTGTATAAACGATATGCAAGTGATGTAATTAGCGGAAAATATGGCAACGGAACAGAGCGCAAAAACAAACTTGTTTCGCTTAATATTGATTATAATTATTGTCAGTCAATTGTGAATGAAATGCTTAATAATTCAGCCGAAACAGCAAAAGCAACAACAAAAACAAAATATAACAAAATTGCAAACGATATTATAAGCGGTAAATATGGTAATGGCGAAAAACGCTTTACTAATTTAAAAAATGCCAACTTTGATTATACCTATGCTCAAATGTTGGTAAATAATATAGTGAAAGGTTGATAATATGACACTTGAAGAATTTATTGAAATTGTTCACGACTTCATCGGCGATGACACCTCAGAAAGAGCGCTTAAATTTGTTGACGATGTAACAAACGGATTTAATTCGGCAGTGAGTAGTAGCTCTTCTGATAACGAGGACTGGCACAAGAAATATGATGAATTAAATGAAGCATGGCGCAAGAAATACATGCACCGTTTTTTCAATGGCGATGTAAATTTTGACACTAACGATGCAGATGATGATGAAACTCATGAAACAACTGCCGAAACAATCACAACAGAAGATTTATTTGATGATAAGGAGGAAGAATAATGCCTACAATTCCAAAAACACAAACACTTAACGCATCAAGCGTTGACATTTTGAATGCTATCCGAAATTCAGCAAGCACAAATTACCGTGATTTTGTGCCAAAGGCAAGCAACACGGCTGAAAGCATCCGCAGAATCGGCGAAATCGTAATGCAGTACACGCCTTTGCAGAACGAATTTTTGAACGCTCTTGTAAATCGTATCGCACGGGTGATTATTACCTCGAAAATGTACAGCAATCCACTTTCAATGTTCAAAAAAGGTCTTATCGACTTTGGTGAAACAATCGAAGAAATTTTCGTGAACATTGCGAACCCTCATCAGTACGATGTAGAAGAAAGCGAAAACAAAGTTTTTGCACGAGAGATTCCCGATGTCAGAGCGGCGTTTCATACTCTGAATTACAAGAAATTCTATAAGCAGACAATTCAGAACAAGGACTTGAATCAGGCTTTCTTGTCATGGGACGGGATCACTGATTTAATTTCAAAAATCGTGAATGCTATGTACACGGCGGCGAATTATGACGAATTTGTTACAACAAAGTACATGCTCGCAAAGGCAATTCTTGACGGCAGACTTTCAGCGATTACAGTTGATGCAAACGATGCAAAAGGTGCAGTCACAAAAATCAAAGGCGTGTCAAATGCTTTAACATTCATGTCAAACAACTATAATGCTGCTGGCGTTCAGACTTTCACGGACAAGGGCGACCAGTATTTACTTGTAAATTCACAGTTTGACAGCGAAATTGATGTTGAAGTTTTGGCATCAGCTTTCAACATGTCAAAAGCTGAGTTCATGGGACACAGAATTTTGATTGACGGTTTCGGTACGCTTGATGTTGCAAGACTGAATGCCCTTTTCAAAGACGACCCGAATTATGAGGAGCCGTCACAGGACACGCTCACAGCGCTCAACGCAATTCCTGCCGTACTTGTTGACAAAAATTTCTTTATGATTTTCGATAATATGTATGAATTTACCGAAAACTACAACGGACAGGGTCTTTACTGGAACTATTTTTACCATACATGGAAAACATTTTCAATGTCACCATTTGCTAATGCTCTTGTGTTTGTTCCAGCCGTGCCGTCTGTAACCTCTGTTACTGTTTCACCAACAGCAATTACATGTAAAAAAGGTCAGAGCGTTCAGCTTTCTGTTGAGGTCAAAACTAAAAATTATGCGCCAAAGACTGTAAACTGGAAATCAGACACTGACGGCGTAACCGTTGACATTAACGGTCATGTAACTGTTGCAACATCGGTTACAGCACCAACAGCGACAATCACAGCAACATCGACTTATGACAGCACAAAGTCAGGTTCATGTACTGTTACTATTACAGAGTAATTTTTTGAATTGTGTGTCAAGTTTTGTCACTTGACACACAATCATTATTTCAAGTGAGGTGATTATCATGTATGTTGAACCCTCAACAAACATTAAACTGCTTTCAAATGTTCCGCTTGACCCGTCATATGAACATACGATTTATTTTTCATCAAGTTCAGGGCAATCTGCTTATTTTTCAGGTCTTGCAAAGCACAGTTTGACTGCTCAAACATATCAAAGAGTGAATAAAGGGACTATGCGTGTCGGTCTTTCGGCTGATGCATGTTATGACTGTAATTATTTAATGTTTCAAAATTCGGGTTTTGGCTCAAAATGGTTTTACGCTTTCATAACAAGCGTTGAGTATGTAAACAATGCCGTAACAGAAATCACATTTGAAATTGATGTTATGCAAACATGGTTCTTTAATTATTCCGTCGGTGAGTGTTTCATCGAGCGTGAACATTCTGCATCTGATGAAATCGGCGAAAATCTTGTCCCCGAAACAGTGAATGTGGGAGAATATGTTTTTGGAAATCGCACAACAAGCGACTTGACGCTTAATTATGTAGTGCAAACAACATGCGACCCGAACACATACGAAGACATTCTCGGTTCAGTTTATACAATGCTTGGCAAGAAAATTGTGTCAGGAACTTACACATTTGAAACAGATGCGGACGGGCTTATTAACTATTTGCGTGGTGTCGGACTTGACGGGCAACATTCAGAGCATCAAACCGAACATCAGACTATCGTGGCTAATTCAACTGTAGCGATTAACATTGCGCCGACTACGATTAAAAAATTGATAAGGCACTCAGGGGCGATGATTTCAGGATATGCTCCACGAAATAAAAAACTTCTCCAATATCCGTACACATTCATTTATGTGTCAAATAATCAAGGCGGTTCAGCAGTTTACAAGTTTGAATATTTTTTAAATTCAACACCAACATTTTATGTTTGTGGCGATATCTCAGGAGGCTCACCAGCGATTCTTTACCCGTCAAATTATAAAAATCTTGGCGAAAACACAGACGAGGCAATCACCATGAGTTCTTTTCCAGCAATTTCGTTTTCATCAAATTACTACGACCAGTGGCTTGCACGAACGCAAACACAGACTTTACCGAACTTATTAAATGGAATGGCGACAAGCGTTGCTGGCGGAGCATTGACAGGCAATGTTGCTGGCGCTGTTGCTGGCGCTGGGCTTAGTACGCTTGGAGCAATTGCAAATTTGATGAATGAGGGTGAACAAGCGAAATTGCAAGGTTCGCAAACAAGCGGTCAGACAACCGGTGTTATTTCTTACTGGCTCGGACTTCTCAATTTTGTTGTTACTACAAAATGCATAACACCGCAAATGGCGCATACGATTGACGATTATTTCGATAAGTTCGGCTACGCTACGCATAGAGTGAAAACACCTAACAGAAATGTTAGACCACACTGGACTTTCACTAAAACGGTCGCATGCACTATAAAGGGTAGTGTTCCAGCAGACGATGCAAAAAAGATTTGTTCGATTTACAATAACGGCATAACTTTTTGGAAAAACGGTTCAGAGGTTGGAAATTATTCGCTTGACAATTCCGTATAAGGGAGTGAAACAAATATGAGAAAGAAGAAAAAAACATTAACAGGTGAATCAATTTTTGATAATAACCTTAGTTATGCGCAGTATGTAAGGCGATTAACCGAGCTTTCAATCTCAATGTTTAAGTGGACAGGGTTGCCCGATACAGTTGATGAAAGATTTCTGGAACTTGCTTTATTCGGAAACGGTTCAGCCGTTTTTTTCAAAGATGATGTTGTCGGGTTCTTGTGTCTGCGTTGTATGCTCGGCGGGAATTTTAATGTGTATGACATACCTACGGATCTAACTGCCTATGCATCAAACGGCTATAACATGCATCTAACGCTTGAAAACAGTGTTCCGATTTTCAACAACATGTTGCGCACAAATTCAGTTGATGATGTTACAATTTTTGCAAAACGCTTATACAACATTGACAGGACTATTGATGTTAATGTGAATGCACAGAAAACACCCGTGCTGATTAAATGCAATGACAATCAGCGTTTGACGATGCAAAACATGTATATGCAATATGACGGCAACACACCGTTTATTTTTGCAAATGACAAATTCGACCAGCAAGCCTTGTCAGTTCTAAAGACTGATGCGCCCTTTAATGCTCCATTGCTCTATGAACTTAAAGAGAAAATATGGAACGAGGCTTTAACATATTTAGGTATTTCAAACATCACCTATAATAAAAAAGAACGTCTCATATCTTCTGAGGTTATAAACAATATGGGCGGAGTTATTGCCAGCAGATATTCAAGATTGCAAATGCGAAAACAGGCATGCGAAAAAATAAACGCTATGTTTGGGCTGAATGTAAATTGCGATTATCGAAGTTCAGATTTAAGCGAAGGAGATGCAGAAGATGAGTAAATATACAGCCGAATTACGCTTTATCTGTGAAAATCTATGCGGTTACACAGATTCGCAAGGCCTTTCAAAAGTCGAAGAAATAATCGCAAAATCTGCACCGTTGATTTTTGATTTTGATTTTCCGATTTTTGACGAAGATTATAAAATTCCTCTTGAAAAGAAAATTCTCCGTCATTATTATTTAAGAGAAATCGGCTTTGAAACTCTCGGAGTATGGAAATTAAAACTAAATGACAAGCTGAACGAAATAATGCCATATTTCAACCAGCTGTATAAAAGTGAACTGCTGAAATTCAACCCGTTAATTGATGTTGATGTTAAAACAACATCAAACACAGCTGGCAAGGGCAACACGGATTTTTCACAAACAGACACAAAAAACACAACCGAAACAGAAACTAAAAAAGATACTTTTTCAAGCGCAGAACATTCAGCATTTGAACTGGCGAAATCAGGAACGGCATCAGGTGAATCAACCTCAGAGGATAAGAATGATGGAACTTTGAAAAATTCTTCATCTTCTTCTAATTCGGGTTCGACCTCTGAAAATTCTACAGCATCAAAAACTTACAATGATAATGATGATTACTCTGACACTCCGCAAGGTTCAGTCGGAAATTTGAATAATCTTACTTACTTGACTAATGCACGGCATAAGCACGGAAATTCAGAGGACACAACAACCGCAAAAGGAACCTCATCAGGTGAACTGACTTCATCGTCAACGGACACAACAACAAGCACAGCTAAAAACACAGCGACAAACAAAGAAACAACATCAGGAACTGAAACATCAACAGAAGATAAGACTTTTAATTCAACTGACAATGTGGATTCATCAAGAAAAGGAACTGCATCAGGTGATGTTAGTTCAAACACAAACACAACAAACACTCAAGATTATGTTGAAAATATAATCGGAAAACGAGGTGCGCAAACATATTCAGCGATGTTAAATGAATTTAGAAGAACTTTCTTGAACATTGATGCAATGATTCTTGATGAATTATCTGACTTATTTATGACGATTTATTAAAGGAGTGATTTTAAATGTCAATCAATTTACCTATTCCGCAGACCTCGGCGCCGTTCATGTTTTGGTGTCAAAAAGTTCTACCGCTTGTATATGACGATTCACTTTCTTATTATGAAGTCCTTTGCAAACTTGTAGCATATGTGAACGGCTTGCGTGATGATGTTATCAAACTGGGCGAAGATGTTTCAGAACTTAACAAACTTTACAATGAACTTGCAAAGTTACTCGATGAATATTTCAACCGTGGCGTACAGGATTCCGTCAACAAGAAACTTGACGAAATGGCAAGCAATGGCTTTTTTGATAATATTCTTTCAAAGTATATCACACCTTATTTTTCGCTTAACTTTGACACAACACAAAATGCGCTTGCCTATCATTTTTCAGTCGGTCAAACGGTTCACACAAACGGTTATTATGCGGCTGGAGACGGCGGAGCGTGTACATTTCAGGTCATGCAAAGTGCGCCGTTTTCGGGCATCGAAACGGTAAACGGGCTTTATTTAATGCCTACAAATATTAATAAAATTATTACGCCCGAAATTTACGGCGCAATGGGTGACGGCGTAACAGATGACAGTGTAGCTTTACAGAAATCACTTGACTGCTGTTTCAAAAAACCAACAAATTTTATTTTTAAGGGTACACGATATAAAAATTATGGCGTAGCTACACCGATTGACATTGACATGTCAAAAGTTCCGAATAGTGATGGTCTTGTCGATTTCAATGGTGCTAAAATTACGGCTATCGCTGATAAAATGCAGTATGTTCTTTCGTATAAAACAACAGGCTCGGAAAACGGCGCTTATATCCACCATGCAAAAACAACTTTGACAAATGTTGTCATTGAATGTAACCACGAAAAAGCGCATACTGGATTGTATATCCCGTATAGTGCTGGAACATTATTTTCAAATATTAATGTGTTCGGTTGCAGACGTGGAATATTGCTTGCTGGTGGTTTTGAAAGTACGCTTACTCATTGTTTTGTGCGTCGAAACGGCGATGATGACATCGTTGCAAAAATGGACCCGAACGATGACGGATTATCCGATGATGACTGGAATGACCCGTTAAAAGATGTTTTTCCAGAGCATAACCGTGGTGAATCAATGGTTGACGGAAAAATTGATTTAGTAAAAACTCAGTGCGTAGGATTTGAAATGCGAGTGAGTGACAGCTTTTTAAATGATTGCATCGCTGTTGATTGCATTGTCGGAGCAAGAATTACGCAAGGCGACAACAAGATTACAGGTTTTCACCCGTGGAATGCTGCATGCATTAAGCAGTTAAAGCATAGTTGTTGTGTTCTCACCACTGGAAACAACTATTTTTCCAATTTGACATGCGACCGTTTTTATATCGGAGTGTACTGTCTCTACAACATTCCGAACTTTTTCACCAACACCCTTTTCACCAATCAGCCAACCGCAGATTTTAACGGTGATTTTGACACATATTGTTGGTACATCAACCCCGATTATGCGATTCGCTCAAACGGCGGTGTTATTTATGCAGATAACACAAGCGTTAAAGGCAACATAAACACTACAGGTTTAAAATTAAATTTAAACTGGTGTAATGTCACATACAACGCCATTCATGACATTAACACGCATGGTAAAAATGTTTTAAATTATATTTCGCATATTGATTCGCGAAACAAAAAGAACGGCACAACGAACAATATTTCAAATGTAACAGTTGACACTTACGGCAGAATCAGAAGTACAACCGACACTATCAAATTAGATGAAAAGTGCAACAATTCACTTTTTACTGCGGGTACTACACATGCCGGAGCATCAAACAACACTGTCTATGGCGGAAACTGTTCATTTGACTGTACTTTTGAAAATTCCGAGGCTTGGCTAACAATGGGTTCAGCAAAAGATGCAACAAAAAGCGCATATATGTTTATTCATTCAGCAAGTCCGAATAAATTTACATTAGTTAACGGTCATAAATATTTAATCAGTCTAAAATATAAGACTACAAATGAAAACGCCGTAATGTTTACGAATGCAAACGATGTTATTTATCCAACTACTAAATTGATTAGTGACGGCGCAGAACATTTATGGTGGAACATGTTTGATTATTCAACTATACTACGCTGGACGGTGGGCGTGGATGACGGATCAAAAGCTGGAAATATCGCAATCACTAACATTCGCTGTTATGACATTACAAACATTCCTCGTTATTTTCTCGAAAACACAGGGGCTTATTTTAAGCGTGTTACTGATTTTATCGGGGGAGCGATGCAGTCTATTACTGTTCCCGTCAGGAGTGACATTTCTTTCATCTCTACACAGATTCCGTTAGAATTTGGAAAAAATCCAACTGTTAATCAGTCAGCAAAAAATTATGATCCTCTTTCTGATTTTTACACCGTGCGTTATACGGCAGAGGGCAAGCCGATGATTTGGTGTCACAAGTCCACAATTGTTAATCCGCCCGACCCTAACTTGTACTTTGAAAATTGGTGTACCGTGCAATTCAATAATGCAATGTTTGCATTTTTCAGCGTGTATATGACGGATTACAAGAATAATTTTTCGTTCTACCTCAATAAAACCACAAGCGATGTTACAACTCCGTTATATATTTTAAGCGGAGACCCTAATGACGCAACATTTGCCGTGAATAGATTTGACGGCGACCGTTTTACACTGAAATTGCGTAGCAAAATAAACACAAATGATGAACCGGCCATTTTAACATCATTCCGAGCAAACTATGATGACGGTTGCGATTCGCCAGTAATTGACAATGGAAATGTGATTCCGATTTTTGAGCACGGCGGTATATATCCTATTCTTAAAGGCTCAGGCGAAAACGAAGATTATATGAGAGAATTGCCGACAATTGCATATACTCTTGATTATTGATGATTTTCTCTAAAATCAAAAGGAGCAGAATTTTTTTCTGCTCCTTTATTTTTACTATCAAATAATTTCTGCGCCCTTTATGTCATTAAAAGTTACATTCGGATTTTCTGTTCCGAGTGTATAATCACTGCTGCCGTCATCAACAAACTTTACTTCTGAAAGTCCAATGCATGAATTATGTTCACAGAAAGCACGAACAACCTCATATATTCCAGTGTAGTCAGAAATCCATGTGCCTGTTCTAAGATTTTTAAAATCGGTAAATGTTCTGATTTTCATAATTTTCAACTCCTCTTATTTAAATAATGTTTCTTCTATTTCTTGATTATAATTTTCAAGTGCCTCTTTAAGAACAAGAATGTCATTTTTGATGTATTCTTGTTCTTCATGCGTAATATAATATGCCTTTGCACCAAATAATTTACTGATTACATTACCTAATTTATCTTTCATTGTTTTGATTAAAGCATTTATCATAATTAATTCACCTCTCTTTCATTATCTATATTATACCACAGATGTACTGATTTTGTCAACAATTATGTACTAAAATATTTAACAAGAATGTACCTATTTTATTGTGTAATATGTTGGCGAATATATGTTCGGTTTGGTACGACAATTTCAAGGCTTGTGGGAACATTGAGGGACAGCGATTTTATTTAAGCATAGCTT